GATGCCAATTTACTGTCCTTCTTTTAAGTTTATTTTAGCGTAACTATTTATCTTCTTTTTTGTCTTTAGCTTTAGTTGCTTTATCTAAAGCTTCTTTACGCTTCTCCTTATCGGACATTTTTTCTCCACTACCATCTTCTTTCTTTTTATTTTTGTTCTTAAAATATTCAAGAAGCTGTGGAGGCATTCCTTTTTTAGCCATAATTAATACTATCTAAGTTCTGTAGCAAACATAAGTCTGGTTCCAACTGCAACATCAGCTGGTCCAGGGAGTGCCTGTATGAATTCAGCACCCTCACGATTGAATCGATATCTAGCTTGCTCAGGATTACGATAATTAGGTACGTAAAGATGTTGAGCTAATCGATCCGTCTCATATAAGTATATACCAGTCCATGTCTTGAGAGTATCTTTATAATCAGTTGTACTGATTGTTCTATCCACGTCACCAGCTATGTTTTCTCTTCTTCCAGCAGGTGTAATATTATTATTTAGAATTCCTGTCATATCTGTTCTCTTCTCTGCTTCATCACATCTTCCAATCTGTTCAACAATTTTACTGAACCAGAAAGAATCCTGAACATTATCAAGAGCTTCTTCTAATCTGGCTAAGTCACCGGCTGGTATAGATGTTTGATTATATCCTAAATGCCATTTACATTTTGATTTAGTAAAATCATCAAGTTGCATTATTCAACACGAATAAGATTATCTTTTATTAGTTCATCCCAGTCAACACGCTTAATGGATTTAAGCTGATCTAACTTGATAAACTTATCGCCTAGCATAGAAGATTGTAAATCTTTTATTTCCCTGGCTGTCTTTAATCCTACACCAGGCAACGCATCAGCAAGCTGTCTGGCACTGGCTGTATTGACATTGATTCTAGTATCTACAGGAAAGATTTCTTTCTTTGTTGGTGTTGCAGGTTTAACACCTTCAGATACTAATTGAGCAGTAAGACGTTCTTCAGCTTTGATCTTCTCTGTAGTCTCTTGCAGTTGAGGAATTAGATCTGACTCATCTACATAATGTACTTCATCTTGAGAATCAGTACACATGACAATTCCTTCACCATGCTGAGAAACTTTTTCAAGTAATGCACCTGTTGGCTTGTATCTGTATAACATTTAGTTAATTATTAGCTATATAAATAGAATAACAACCCACACTTTTAGTGCAAATAAAAAAGCCGAGCATTAAGCCCGGCTCTATTTAAATTCATGTTTTATGAATTAAGAATCTGTACCACCTATTTGTGATGCAAAGTCAATGAATCCTTGGATATCATTCCAACCTACAGCAGCTGCAGGTCTAAGATAGTTAACTCTACCAAGAATGTATGCGGCTTTTCCTTCTGTTGAAGCATCATCAGAAATAAATACACCGTCACCATTAGCAGAAGTATCTGTAATTGCATCGACATTAAACAGTTTAAATGTTGTGTCAGCTGTAACTTTGTACATCATTGAATCTGCTGCGTCTGCACGAGCGATTGTCGCTGTAACAGATGTCCAGAAAGGTAAGTTTCCGTTTGTTGTATCGGATGTACCCTGTGCAATTCCAATAGGAGTTCCTATAGGTAGTGATGCACTTGCTGCTGATAAACCAGATAACTGTGTAGTTGGAACACCGAAAGGTGCACCACCATTACTAGGTCCAAATAGAAGTACTTCTCCATTAGTACCTTGAAGGTCAGTTGTTACTGGTGAAGCAGGGAATGTTGCTAGACCGCCTGCAGGAAGATCCTGAGCGATTGCAATTGATGCTCCATAAATGTAAGCAGGGCGATCAGACGATGCCTGAACAACCATAGTTGTACGATCATCCCTTACACGATCATCTGGACGACGATCTGGTGATGGGACTGTAAGATCAAGAGTTTTGAAGCTTGCTTTTGTACCTGACTTGTTTGTAACTTTGTTAAAACCAATCAGTTCAAATGCTTCAATTCCTGGCCAGCCAAATACTCCTTCAGTGTTGTAGGAGGAAAGGCGATTGATTTGATTACCGGGCTGTAATATTGCTCCGGCTTCTTCTTTATATGTTGCCATGTTTAGTTATCCTCCTTAATCTGAAACTGTGAATGCGACTGTGATGAAGTCCTTATTCAAGTTTGCAAATCCAGCATAAAGCTGCCAGATAAGAATAATGAATCTACTGAAGTCATCATTGTTATTAATGAGAACTTGAGCATTTGGACCACCAACACCAACACCAATTGCTTGAGGTCCGAAGAACGCAGCAGGAGGTGTGTCGTGTGAAACGGCACCGCCACCATCATTGATATTCACGGTTATTGACTTGGTAGGCATGTTAGTTGTTTCGAAGAACCTTACACCTTCAAATACGAAACCTGATGGCATAACTGGTTCACCAGCTACAAATTGTGCTTGACCGAACTGACCACCTTGATAGATAGCTGCATTAGGAGCACCCATTCCCATTAGAGGATTTGGTTGACCCATGCCAGGATATCTAGCAACTTCTCTGAAGCCTGCATCAGCTCTTAGATCTTTCATGAATGAAGGATCAGCTACACAACGGTAGTAGCCATCTGCAAAAACAGGAACATTACGCTTACGTAAGCCCTTAACTACTTCGAGAAGGTCAGTTTTAACATTGAATTTATAACGCTCAGAAGCAAATTCTGCAGCGGTATATGTAGTCAGAGTTGTGGAGTTTGTCTTTACCTTATTATTTGGGTAATAGTATCCACCTTGTGTGTCTCCTGACTGACCACGGGATTCAGACTTGAATAATTCATCGATAAATACTCTGTCTCTCCATCTTCTATAGTCATCTAACAATGTTAGAGAACCAATTGATTGATGGAACATATTGAGGTTACCTGTGTCTAACAGCAAACGCTGTGCAGTCATCAGGGTCTCACGAGCAATCTTGAATGTACTTGGAAGATTAGTATTCGCTGGATCTGCTGGTCCTGTATACTCACGGAGTGAGACAAGTACCTTGTCCTTTACGATTGATCTGCTATTAGCAGTACCAATTGTCTGATCCTGTGTACGCTCCCTGCTTGTTTTTGTGCCGGGTGCTCCAAAGAATCTATAGCGATCTAACTGTACAGTCTGACCGGGTTGTTTTGTAAAATCGTGTACTACAACTGGCTCTGTGGCCATTTCCACGATATAGGCTGGATGGGGACGATATAGCTCGGCACCCAGCAGCTTTGGAAAATCGTTATCTATAAACATATTTAATTTTCAGTTATTTGATCTGCTACTTGTAAACAAGTAAACAGACAAAGCTGTGTTCACTCCTGGAACCAGAGTTCCATTAAGATTAATTATATCAGTACCTTATTTATGCACGTTATTAATATTTTAGGTTTTATAGTTTATGCTGCTAAACTAATAGCTGAATGTTTTAGTTATAAATACTTAGCGTTCTCTCCCCAAACCAAGACCTAAAGGGAGAATAAATTATGTCTTTCATATCCATCAGTGAAGGGATTGATGGAAATATTAATATCGCTCTACCCTTGAGCCCTATTAAATTTTAACGTTCTAATGACAACTCTTTCAAGAAAAGAACAATTAGGTATCCTTACTGGATGGCCTGAGTTCTGCAAGTGGGTTACAAACACAAACAACCGCATCTATGTAGGTTGGTTTGGTGTTCTAATGATTCCTTGCTTATTAGCAGCAGCTGCATGCTTCGTAATTGCATTCATCGCTGCACCACCTGTCGATATCGACGGTATTCGTGAACCAGTAGCTGGTTCCTTTTTATATGGAAACAACATCATCTCAGGAGCAGTCGTTCCAAGCTCAAACGCAATCGGACTCCACTTCTACCCAATTTGGGAAGCAGCAACTTTGGATGAATGGTTGTACAACGGAGGACCATATCAACTCGTTATATTCCACTTCCTTATCGGTATCTCAGCTTACATGGGACGACAGTGGGAACTTAGTTATAGATTAGGTATGAGACCTTGGATCTGTGTAGCTTATTCAGCTCCAGTGTCAGCAGCATTCGCTGTATTCCTTGTATACCCATTCGGTCAGGGTTCATTCTCAGACGGAATGCCTTTAGGTATATCAGGTACGTTCAACTTCATGTTCGTGTTCCAAGCAGAACACAACATACTAATGCACCCATTCCACATGGCTGGTGTTGCAGGTATGTTCGGTGGTAGTCTCTTCAGTGCAATGCACGGTTCTTTAGTTACTTCTTCTTTAATCAGAGAAACAACAGAAGACGAGAGCCAAAACTACGGCTATAAGTTTGGACAAGAAGAGGAAACTTATAACATCGTTGCAGCTCATGGCTACTTCGGTAGATTAATTTTCCAATATGCTTCATTCAACAACAGCAGAAGTCTTCACTTCTTCCTAGCTGTATTCCCAGTTGTTTGTGTTTGGTTAACTTCAATGGGTATCTGCACAATGGCATTTAACCTAAATGGATTTAACTTCAACCAATCAGTTGTTGATGCAAATGGTAAAATCGTTCCTACATGGGGTGACGTTCTTAACAGAGCTAACTTAGGTATGGAAGTAATGCACGAGCGTAACGCTCACAATTTCCCACTCGATCTAGCATGTGCTGAGTCTACAACAGTAGCTCTTACAGCTCCTGCAGTCGGTTAATTTACATTTACTTAATTAAAACAATGACACCTGAAGCAGAAAGATTTAATGGTTGGGCAGCAATGCTTGGCTTCGTAGCAGCCGTTGGTGCTTATGCTACAACAGGAATGGTTATTCCTGGAATCTGGTAAAAATTATTACCTTTTATATATGCCTCTCCATAAAGAGAGGCTTTTTTTATGCTTACTATCTTTATAATTAGAATAAAAGTTATCTAATGTCTCAACAAGAAATACAAAAACTTATTGATCAATCTGTATCGATAGCTATTAACAGACATAACCGTAATGCTTCTATGGTTAGTGCTGCGTTAGGATTTGTTTTCATGGGAGCTTTTGCAGATGGTCTTTTTAGAGTACTAGGTTTTATCCCACCATTCATGGGTATCGATGTAAATATAATTCCTGAGATTGCCAAGCAGTGGCAAGTTTAATCTTCTTCTACGTCTTCTTTAATTCTAAACACTAATAGTTCATCACCAGATCTAACATCTTTCATTTCTGGATGTATTCTTTGTGGTGGCTTATCTGATTCTTTAAATAACAAGTCCATAGACTTCCACATAAAAGCAAAGGAAGCTCCTAACAATATTGTAAATAAAAATAAATAGATGAAAACAAATATATCATTC